CGGATGGAGGGGTGCCTCCTAATCCGTTAGCCTCTAAGATTTTATCAACTGTAGTATTAAATTGTGCGGCTATTGTAGTTAGATTGTCTCCTGATTTTATCTGATAAGAAATTCCTCCAGACGGGTTACTACCTTTCCATACAGTTATTGGTTGTCCTGCCATAATTAAGTCTCTAGTCTTTATAGCCGGATGGTTATATTGTCCTCCTTGCGCCCCACTAGCGACCTGTTCTCTTGGAGTAGGTTGTCCTGCCTGAAATACAGCGTTAGATTGTTGAGGAGTTGGTGTTCCTTTTGGGACTGTTAGTGTTGGTCCTCCTTTCCCTGCATTTAAGTCAACTGATGCTCCTGAAGCTATAGCGTCTCTTTGAGCTTGTTGGCTATTCAATGCCTTCTGAGTAGTGAATGGTGAGTCTTTGCCTGCTGGGTTGGAGTCTAATACATACCCTGAGTCTCCTGATAGTTGAGATATAGCTTGGTCTGTTCTATTAGCTACGTCTTGAACATCAAAACTTGGTCCAGACCTATCTCCTGGTCTATAAGTTCCTTGTCCTCTAAGAGAGGTTGCATAGTCCCTTGCTTCCTGTACGTTTGTAACTCTAGTCAAATCTTTAGAAACATTGAAATCTGGTAATGCTTCATAGTATGTTACTCCATTAACATCTGACTTGAATAGGGCTTTGTTTACTTTTTCTGCCATGTTATTTTATTTCTAAAAACTTAATTAATATTTCTTTTAGTTCTTTAAGATTTTTTGATTCTTTTAATGCTTTTATAGCTTGGTATTTATTTGTAATATCAGTTCCAGCTTTTAGAATCTTAATGTTACCCTTCTCTATTTTATAATTATATCCAGCCTTTATCTTCTTGCCTTCTTCTGAATTGTCATCTATTGATATTGAGATTCCTTTTCCTTTTATCTTCATGTGATTATAAGTTTGTAATTATTATATAATAGAGCCTCTCCACCTCCTACATTTCTTTCGCAGACCTCTCCCCAGAATAATGATGGTTCATTATTAGTACCTGCTCCTGACGGTAAGTTAGTAGTTAGTGTTGCCTTTAATACATCGTCTATATAAAATTTAGCGTTGCTCCCAGTATCAAAGATAACCCTATATTCGTGTTCGGCAGTAGTGGTAATTCCTGTTATCTGTGATGTAGTCTGTGTTGTCCCATCTGCACAAGAAGCGTATAGATTGCCATCCTTATCATTTATGAATGCTGTGTGTCTTGCTGTTACTGACAAATTAGTTCCTAAAGAGGGAGATAAGACTGTAACCTGCCTATCTTGTATTCCCCAAAGGAAAGCACTGCCAGCTAATCCACCTGAATCTACTGTCCCCGTTTCTGCTGCTAGTCTAAAAGTTAAGTCATAGTCGTAATCCCAATCAAATTCTACGCCAGCTCCATATTCATATCCTATTATTCCAGAGCTTAAAGAGTAATTTCCACCAGTTGACCTTCTTAATCTTGTATCCAATATAACCCTAGTAATTGTAGCGTTTGTAGTAGTTTCTGTTAATCCGTCAGTCCAAGAGCCTACAAATTCATTGAATAACCTCTGTCCTAATATAGTAAGCGAAGTTCCATCATACTGTAGGAATCTGATTGTGCCATCTCCTGCTACCACATTTGTGAAAGTAGCTGAACCGTCCTTTAAGACATTAGCTACTGAGCTTCCTAGGGTTGTAGCTCCCCACCAAGTATTACCTGATGAGTCTACATGAAATGAATCTGCTGTTACTTGGTCTGGAATATCTAGACTGTCTACTGTAATTCCTCCCTGTACATCTATTGTACCAGCTGATTGATCCCAAAAGATACCCTGTCCTCCTGCATAGTCTCCTATAATAACATCCCCTGCGTTATCTCCTCCTACTACTGTTTTAAATACAACGCTGTCATCTGATGCATACGAGACAAATCCTGTTGTTGGTTCATCGTTCGGAAAGATTTCTACTCTTCCTCCGTTCACTGATGACGTATAAGATGCCCCGTCTAATGTTCCACCGACAAACTTACCACCTACTACAGTCCCCATATCTGAAGAACCGTTTACATTCTGTAAAGCTAATATCTGTTCTACAGTTAAGGTGGTAACTACGTTGTCAATAAATAATTCCATTAGTAATAGATTGAGTTACCATAGTCCATATCATTATATGTTGTGGTCAATAGTAACACTGTTGATGGATATTGCATTTTATATAATGCTGAAGCCTCTAAATACGAATTCTTCTTTGCTTTTATTGTACTCTCTGAGCTTCTAATGTGCATTTCTCCTAATAGCGCGGCTCTTTCTTCTATCAGTCTTATCTCGTCTGTGTCTGCATTAACAAAGTCTGTGTCTAATGTAGAGTTTTCAATGTATGCTCCAGCTAAATTCTGCCATCCATATTTTGAATAGTACACTAGATCATAATGAGCCCCCTGCCTCATGGTTAAGTAATTGAATCTGTAATCAGTCTCTGAGATCTTACCAGTTGTTTTTGTCATATATAGTGCTGAGTAAGTACAAGCACTATTAGTAGGAGTTCCTACTACTGTCTTATCTGAGTAATTAAATCTTATAAGGTTCCAGCCATTTACGAATGCTGTTCCTTCATTGTTAGTTGTAGCTGTTATAGTGTTGTATGCAGAGGAGCTACTACCAATCCTAAAGATTAGGTTAGTAACGTTTGTCTTACTAGATAGATATACCCAAACTAGAACTACTCCTTCTGTTATGTAGTTTGAAATATCAACTGATGTTAGAGCTGAGTTTTCTATGCCCGCGGTAGTACCTCCATCAGCATTAATATCCCAGTTTATAGATGAAGATCCTTTAATGTAATTAGTATAATCTGCTGTTAAGTTAGTTCCATCTCCAAAAGCAGTCCATGTGCCTACTGTTGTTAATGGGTCTAGGGTGATAGCTGTATCATCTATAGCCTTAGATAGTAAGACTTTCTTGACCATATCTGTATCTTGTGTTGCTACCAAAGATTCTCCGTTCCAGTTACTTCCTACTAACTTAATAGGATCTCCGAAAGAATCATTCCTTCCGTATTGTTTGCGTCTATCAAACTCTTCTGCTGTAGTTTTTCTCCAGTAATCGTTCTTACTTCTACCTGTTTGTGGCTTTACGTCAATAATCTTATCTCCTTTAAGGTCTGCTGGAGCAGAATATTGATATACCTCGTCAAAAAGGTTTGGCGATAGAGCTGACTTTCTAATACAAGATCTTAGATCATGTTCAGAGATAACATCTCTTACAGCCCTATTAACAATAGTATTAAGGTCTGAATTATTGACTGTTCCAGAAATTAATGTTGCTATGTTAGCTTTTAATGTGGTTCTATTATATGCCATATAATTTTTAGTTTTCCTCGGTGTAATGACCTTGGATTAATATTGATCTTATCTTCACTGGATTCGTTGCGCTACCATTAGCGAAATTCAAATCCAAACGAAAGTCTTCTAAATTAAAACTCTTATTTACTATTTTATGTAATGTTAGGTTGTCGTCTGTAACTCCAATCTGTTCTAGAGTGCTTGTACTCTTAGCTTTGTCGTAAGTCAAAGTGAAATCTAAAGCTCCTCCTGCGTCTATCTCTTCTGTGTGAACAAAGATTTTATCTAGTACAGACTTATTTCCCGGAGCTGACATCATCATAGCCTTTAAGTTATAGGTTGAATCTACGCTGTACCCACTAGCTTTTGCAATATTATAGCCTGTAGTTGCGTTGTGAGAAGCAGTTAATATAGTTCCAAAAGGAATCCCGATCCCTCCTACTGTGTCTGTATAAGTAGAACTCGTGTATTGGAAGAAGATTGCTGGTAGGTCTGGATCTGCACTTCCCCAGTAATATGCTAATCCATCTGACATCCAAGTGATAAATCCTCTATCTTCTGATACTTGATAATATAATGGTAGTGTTCCTTCGCATCTCTTAATAGATTTAAGCTGTGTTCCACTAACATATCCAAAATTAAACTCATTCGTTGTCCCTGAGTCTTGCCACCATACATAAGTAACTCCGTTTTTAGTATATAGGGCTCCAATCTTTCCATTAACCTCTACTGGGTCTCCTTCCCAAGAAGAAGAAACTCCGTTCCAAGTATAAATCCCTGATTGATTTAAGTTAGCTCCTGCAATGTTTGGTCTATTAACAGCTACCTTAACTCTGTTTTCGTTCCAAGTTATTGAAGCACATACAGAGTTGGTCCAGAAGTCTAATCCTTGCACATCTAAGGTTGTTCCCTCTATAGTTCCAACATAGTTCCCATTTGTAAAATATACTACGTCATCTCCTCCAACCATCGCCTGATGGGGAGCATCTTCTATGGTTTCATTTCCAGTAGGGACTGTTGATCCCCAGTCATCATCAAAGGTAGCAGAAAGGTCAAACTTTCCAATATCTCCAGCTGATGCTGAGTGATTATAAAAATAATAAAGGTTTGATTTATAATAGACAACATCTTCTCCGTCTTCTCCAGTCACTGCGGCTTTATCTATCAAGTGAGGGAATGGTGTATCAGAGCCATCATCTTTAACAGTGGTCGAACTTAACTGGTATAGTCTTGCTCCACCAATCGCGAAAGATACATCTGCTGATGTCACGCTTCTAAGGAAAGAACGGACAGTTGTTGTTACTGCCCCAGCCTCTGTACCCGTTGTTAGGGCTACTGGTGCTGGTCCTTGTGTCATTACATTAGGATCAATCAAGTCTATGTTCTTCATATCTGAAGCCATGTTTTTGTTACCATAGAAAGGATATGAGTTCCTGAACCACGCTGGAACGAATCCTCCGAATGAATCTATTGTTATTGACCAAGGTTTTGTTTTAGGCATCTTACTTTAATTTAGATTTTGTTGATAAATTCTTTATTTTGCTTGTTGCTGTTATAGAATTTTTAATATCACTACTGAAAGCATGAGACAATCTTGCTATAAACGCGTCTCTAGCTGGTATGGTCATCTCTACACTTACCGGAGTAAATGCAGCTGTTAGTTCTGCCTCATAAGTAGGAGTCATACTAGGAATCGTCATTTCCATTGAGACAGGGGTAAATGCTGCTATGGTTTCTAATGCGTATACTCCTGTCATATTCGGTACTGCTATCTCCATTGAAACTGGTGTGAACTCAGCTGTGACTGGTGCAACCCACGTTGGTGTCATTGATGGTATAGCTATTTCCATCGAAACTGGCGTAAATGCTGCTGTTTCCTCTATAGCATCACTCCCAGTCATAGAAGGAATTGTTAGTTCCATAGATACTGGGGTGAAATCTGCTGTGACCTCTATTCCAGTCAAGACTGCTGTAAATGTTCCACCTGATGTGAATGTGTGAATTGTGTTACCTCCCGATGTAGTAACTGTTCCTCCAGTAGAGTCTGTTGAGACACCATCATCTCCATTTGTTGCATAAGCTATAATAACTATTCCAGAACCTCCACTTGCTCCTGTTGCTTGAGTATTAGCTGAACCTCCGCCACCTCCACCTCCAAGATTTGCTGTTCCTGCTGTTGCTGAACCATTAACATATATAGCTCCAGCTCCTCCTCCTCCTGTTCCACCTGTAGAATAATTTTGAGAGTTACTTCCGCCTCCGCCTCCTCCAGCGTATGTTACTGCTGAACCTGAAATTGAGTTAGAATTTCCATCACCTCCATCTCCTCCGATACCTCCTGAACTAGTGCTTCCGTTTGCTCCAACTTCTGAGGCTCCTCCTCCACCAGCTCCTCCGGTACTTGCACTAGTACCTCCATCATATCCACCTGTTTCACTAGACCCACCAGCACAAGTAGCACCATATCCACAACCTCCGCCACCTCCACCAGAACCCCCACTGTTACCAACTGTACATCTGTTAAATCCACCATCACCACCATCACCACCGCCACCTCCTCCATCTGCCGTTTTCCCTATACCAGTTGAATTATTTCCATCACCTCCGTTATTTTCAGCTGTTCCTCCTGAACCTCCACTTCCTACAACAATAGTATATTCTTGTGCAGTTACAACCAAAGCAGCATCAGTGATATATTCACCTGCTCCTCCACCACCTCCCTGACCAGTGTCGTTGTTATTTCCACCTCCACCGCCAGCTCCTCCGCCGACTAATAATATTTCTACTGTTGCGTCTGCCATATTATCCTTGTGTTGCTTGTAATAGGTTAGTTGTTGAAGAAGGTACAGTAACTTGTGTAGCCTCTTTTACCAATGTTGAAGTGAAATCAACGTAGAACATTGGAATGTCATTTGCGTCTGTTCCGTCTACATATTCATAAATCAATACTCCTTGATAATCTCTTGTTGCATCTCCAGATAAACCCGGGAATACAATAGCTGCGGAAGTATCAAGATCTCCTCTGTTATCTGTATCGTTGACTGTTACAGTCTCTCCTGTAAGCTCTATATCAACATATCCTGTAGCATCTGAGGCATCTATATCTGAATAATCAGACAGATTAGTGATAGCGTCAATCTCTGTATCACAAGTTGTATCTGTCATAACCAATCTAGCTCTAAGGTCTTTAGCAGCAATATATGCCGATAAGACTCCTCCTAGAAATGTATTTGGTGTTTTACTTGCCATTTTTTTTTAATTTAATTATTTACTAAGGAACTATTACTTCGTTAACATCAAATGAGATTGGTTCTCCATAATATGCTTGTGAAGCAAATGTTGCCTTTGGTTGTAGCACATAGACTCCGACTGTGTCTAAGTCTCCTGCTATGGTTGTGTAGTGTGTTATCCCAGTGGCGGCTGTATCCACTGTAGCAGTCCATGACACAACCGTCTTATCTGGTTTTGTCACAAGATAAATTACACTAACAACGCTTGTTAGATCAAAATCTAATGTTACTGCGATATTAACTGCTAGTGAGCCTTTAAATGTGTTCATTTTATGTTCTGTATTGAGCGATTATAAATGCTGTGTGTGTACCATCTGTTGTCTCTGTAGCTGTTACAGAAAGATATGTTACTAAACAGACTGGATCTAACCAGACCATTTCATCTCCATTACCAGCAAGTGTTACACTAGCAACTCTTGTGTGCCCTATATCTTCTCCTGAAGTACCTGCACCTGCATCAGCTACAATATCTTTGATAAGCATATTTGTTGCTGTCATTACAGGAGTTACAGTACCTTCTGCTTCTCCTCCAATGTTTACAGTGAAAACTGTATTACCAGAAGCGTGAGCTGCCCTTCTAAAAAGAAGACCAATTCTTTCTGCATCACCAACATAGAACTTGCCTGATGTTGCTGTAGCAGTTTTGCCATCTAAGGCTGTTATTACTCTTGTTTTCATGAATTTTTATTAAATTAATAAACCTAGGTTTCCCCTTTTACTTTTAAGAAGAAAAGGAGGAAAAGAAACTTGCTGCTAGGCTGGTGTTACTGAAATACCAGAAGTAGCTGCGATTGGAATGTTTCCTGTAATCTTAACTTGATCAGATGTAGTCATGAAACTAGCGATATTAAATGTTGCAAGATTTGCAAAGTTTAATGTTCCCTTTACAAGAGAACCTGCACTAGCTGCTCCTACTGTAAGAGCTATACCACCGGCAGTATCTATTGAAGCCATCATGATTGGATTAATAAATAGGTTTGTGTACAATACATCAGTGTTAGCTGCAACTTCTAAAAGAAGAGCATCAGCATCTGAAGATGAAACCATCCAAATACAATCTTTTAAGATATTACTCTTAAATTCTTGTGAAGTTGTGACTTGGTCTATTGTAAATACTGAACGAGCTGCACTTGTTAAAAGTGTGTCTGAGCCAAAAGTACAATTTAAGAATGTTGCACTGTCTGAGCCTGATACAACTTCGTGAGCTGTAGTTCCACCAAGGTTATCATTTACTCCAAATACGAATGAACAGTTTTTGTAAACTGAACCTTCAGCACCTTCCTGTAATACAGTAAGAGCTGTTGCTTCTGCACTATTTTGAATAAATTTAACATTTTCAAAGGTGTTACGTGTACCAGTTACTTTAACTGTGTACGCTGTAGCATCTCCTGTAACCGTAGTTACTTTTGCACCTTGCTGTACTAATCTATCTCCACCATCAAACCCAATAACATGGACTCTGCTTTTACTCCAAGCAATACCCGCTGCTAATTGGTGTGATCCTGTTCCCATTAAACAGATAACATCGTTTTGGTTAGATGTGGCTGCTGTGTAAGCGGCTTCAAGCGTAGTAAATAATCTTACTTCACCTTCTGTGTCGCCTACGAATAGTTGAGAAAGTCTGTCGTAGTTAGCGTCTGTTGAAGGACAAACTATTAAGATCTTTCCCATTACTGGTCCAACTGATGCAGCAATTTGATTTGCTAAAAGTTGTCCATATCCTGAATTTAGATTTAAAATCATTATATTTTGTTAGTAATTAGTTCCAACCACCGACCTAGAGAAAATCTCTCATAAACTAAATACTATGTTAATTGACTAAGCTGCGCCATCTCCAGATGAGAATTTGATCCAAGATGCGTTGACAGTTACGATACCGTAACCAGCTCTGCTTCTGAACTCCCAGTCATCTGTTTGTACATCTTCAGCATTTGATCCTGCTGTTGGAGCGATCAAGTGTGGAGTTTCCCATACACCTAAGTGCATTGAAGACATTTTTGAGCAAGCGATTCCCCAGTAAGCTCTCTTTGTTGTTGGGGCTCCATTTGCATCAGTGTTTACACGAGGCAATACAACTAATTTATACTTTCCAGCATAAACGTTGATTACTCCTGCGTGTGCTGCATCTGGTGCAGATGTGCTTCTCAAATATTCTCTTGCTGTGTTGACCGTATTAGGATCATCAGTTGTGAAAAGAATATCAAAGTTTCCTGTTACTTTCTCTCCAAATTGATTATATGTGTTTTCTGTAATCAATCTTTCCATTCCCTCTATTGCACCTTTGGAAAGTGCAGGGTTGTTAGCTAATCTATTTCTATAAGTAGATGTAGATCCAGCTAATGTGTGAGCTGTGTAGAATAATTGGAATCCATCACCAGTTGTTGTTGTAACTGTTGCACCATCCATGTCTGTGTAAGATGTTGCTGTTCCAAAAGTAATTCTGTGTGAAAGATCTAAGTCCATTCTATTAGCACCCTTTCTACCAGCATTTTCTAATCTGGCTACTACTTCAGGATACTTATTTTGTGTCCTCATCTCGTAAGTGATACCAACGTTTTCTGCTACTCTCTTCATCTTCATAGTCTTGCTGTATCCCTGTTGGATCTTACCTCTAGCGGCTTGATCTCCCTCGCCCTTAGCGGACAAGTATTCGTTGGAGTCTATTTCGCTGAATTCTCTAGTGTTACCTGTATTTTGTGGAATATCACTCTTTTTGATTAATCCTGAGTTGACCATTGATTGTTCAACTGAGGCGTATGATTCTTCCCAGATAACAGTAGCTAATTTTACAAAATCTCCAAGCGTTATTGTATTTAGCTCCATTTCTTTTACTTATTAGGGGATAACAAGGTCCGTTTCTCCCAATTTGCTAATAAGTCGTTATTGTTAATATACTAGGCGTCTGTTTGTGTTGAATATCCTAAACCGATATTAAGTTCAAACAATCCTTCAGTGGCAGAAATGTATCCTACACAATAAAAGATGTCTTCAGTGGATTCAGCTGAATCAACGGAGCTACTTGTTTCTCCAGATTCAGAACTAATATCCATATAAGTTCCCATGTCTGTAGATGTTAGTGCCGCAGTATCATCTACTGTGCATCTCCAAATTACATTTTTCTCAACTGGAACTTCAACTTCTACTAAACGAGCTGTAGCGTAGTCGTCATCTGTAGTAGCGATTTCGTGTTGTAAAACACCAACAATCGTAGCACCATCATCTCCTGCGATTCCCGGTACTAATAATCCAGAAGACCAACGAACTAATCCATGCTCTTCGAATTCAGTGGATGTCGTAACCGGCAGCCACATGAATTTTGTCTTTCCTTTTTGCTTTATAATAGGCATTATAAATTTTTTTAATAATATGTGCTGCTACTAAGTTTAACGTGTTTCTCACGACTGTAGTTGTTTTTATACAGAGGTTGTCTCCTCGAGTAGCCCAGGAGGTAGGAATCGGACCCACCTACAACCATTCCCTGAGTTTGAGCAATTATGCCTTTTTTGGTTTCTCTTCTACTTTAGGCTCTACAACTGCTGTAGCGTCTACTGTCTTTGGTTTATTTTTCTTTTGAGCGATAGCTTGATTCAATGACTTTAAGTCGCTTTGTAGTCCTTCTATTTGAACTAAGGTTCTGTATGCCATTGCCTCACACTGCTCAATACTTGATTTTGATATGTCAAACATATTATTCTTTTTTGCTAGTTAATACTTTGTCTACGTCAGCAAGAGTCTTTTCTCGTCTCTTCATATTCCAGAGTTTGTCATCAGCTAATTCTAAGCTTTTATTTACAGATTCTGTTGCTTTTGTAAATAAGAAGTCTATATCATCAACTTTTATCTGACTTTCCAATAACACTCCTATTATCTCCTTAGTTAGTGGTAACACCTCTGCCTCCCTTCTAGTCGTAGCATCCATTGGATCTTTTGATACAAGGTTGTCAGCTACTGCTAGTGGAAGATTTTCTACGGTATCATCTTCTAAGGTTATAGTAACTATTGGTTTTCCTCTAAATGTTTCTTCTGACGATTCAATTGCTCTTTTTATCTTCTTTCCTCCCAAGTATTTTTCTATGTAATTTAGATATTTCTTCATAGTTATAGTTATTTATTTAGAATGAGGACTTTGGGACCCAAGCTGTAGTACCATTTGATAGTCTGCAATGTTTTGCACTGCCATTCTCACTAAGAATTGCTGTAACTTCTGCACCTTCATGTGTAACTACCTTCTGATTTGTCGTTGGTCCCTTGACTTCTTTCTTTGCTTCTGGCTTAACTGCCTTGGGCGCCTTCACTGTGATAGGTACTTTAATTGGTTCAGCTATTTTTGCTGTAACTTCTAACTTTTTTACTACTTTTTTTGTTTCTTTATTTTCTGTCATTTTACTTTTGATTAATTAATATATCTTACGTCTATTTCATACTCCTTTCCTGTATCAACTCTTACAACTCTTAATCTTAGTTCTCCAGAAGTCTCGTCTGTTATTTTAGACAATATTCTAGCTTCAGTTTGTAAGTAGCCTTTTACATAGTCTGAGTAATTCATAGTTACCTCTTCTCCTTCTTCTAAGAGAAGTTTAACTGTTTGTTTTTCTACCCATCGGAAGTTTCCTCCAATGTTTTCTTTGTAAACTTCGTTGTCCTTCATTTGCCAAGCCACAATTACTTTGTCGCCTATCAAGTTTAGTTTAACAACTTTAGGTAGCTCTTCTTGATTCCTTGCATAGTATGTAGCTAAAGCTTTTTTGTCTGAAACTTTAAGCAACATCTCATTAGTCTTAACAACCTCATCTAACTTCTTTGTCAAGTTTGCAATGATCTCTGAAGTGTCATTCGGTGTACCTTTAATTTCCGTGGGTGTAGCCTCTTTTGGAGCTTCCTCTACCTTTGGAGTTTCCTCTACAGGAGCCTCTACTGGAGGTGTTTCAACTACGGGAGTTTCTTCTTTTGGTTCTTCTGGAGTTACAGGAGTCTCTTCTTTAGGCTCTTCCTTTGCCTTTTTATTTTTTGGATCAGTCATATTATATTAGCTTATGTTTTTTTAATAATTGAGGAGTGACTCCCATTTTATCGGCTACATCGTGGCTTCCTTCTGATATTTTTTCTTCACCTTTGCCAACATTCGGAGGAGTACCACCAGCAGAAGATAATACATCTCCAGTAAATAGATTCTTCTTTGTACCACCTGTTGATAGCAAATAAGCGTCATTCACCAATTGTGTAAGCTCTTCTTCGTTTTTGGGCACAACGTTGAATCTTCCATAATAAAGGTTCATCTTCTTTAGTAACTCTTCATCTCCACCAGCAACCTTATTTATCAATGAGTCTACAATTTTCTTCTGACTAGAAGTTTTCAATTCTTCAAACTTTTCCTCAGTAGTCTGTTGTAGTTTATCAATTGTCTCTTTTAACTCACTTATCACGGAGTCTTTATCGTCTACCTTGCTTCTAAGGTTTTTAAAGTTAGCAGTCTTATCATCAATCTTTGCTATCTTCTCTTCTAATTCTGTCTTAGCTGTCTCAGCTGCTTCAAGTTTTGCTTTAAACTCGTCTACTTCTTCTTGATTAGCTGTAGTCGCGTCTTCAATAGCCTTAGTAGTTTGTTCCTCAATTTTTTGTTGAACTTCTTCCTCTGAGAAAGCTTCAACGACATCTCCTTTTTCGTTAAATAATTCCATTATTTATATTTTAATTAGTATTGACCTTTTTAACTGTAAATTGATAACCCGCAATCTACGCAACGGGACAGTCGACCTATAATTAATTTCCTTCTTCAGCTTCCTCCCCTTCTTCAAATCTTGAAAGAGAAAGCGACTTCTGTTCCAAGAACCAATCTTTGATCTTTCTGAGTGCACTTATATGCCCTCTAGCATATAGCAACATATAATCGTTCTGAGCTTCGTTACCTAAATATTTCAATTCTTCTATTATTAATAAATCTAATACATCCTCAAAGTATTTAGAAAAGAATGTTTCACAGTCTCCAGCTCTTTCCATCAGTTCTTCTTTCGTCAATCCAGCCTTCTCTAACTCTACAAATCTTTTTAAAGGTATAGTCTCCAAGACTTTTACCGTGTTCATCATTGCTGCTGTTAATATCTCTTTTTTTTCCATATTATGCTACTTTTGAATTTGTAATACTGTTATTAGCTTGTTCCATACTTATCCCCGGCTTCTTGATGGCTACACTCCCTTGGTTACTTGCTACTCCAGCGGCACTTGCCTGACCGGGAACCTCTGCTCCGGGTACTGGTGGTGGTGGGTTCTGTGTGTACATCTTGCTAGGGTCATCCCCCCATACTTCTGCAAACTGTTCCTTGACATATTCTGGATTCAATGGCAACTGCAACTCTATAGCATCTGTCATCTTCTGTCTGAACATAAGCTTGTTAAGTTCTGAAGACTTCTTCTCTCTTGCATTGATTGTTAGGAACCAGATAAGCTTTGCCTGTTTCAATTCTTTTGGATTAATAACAATAATTCTAGCTGGAGTCCCTGTCCTTTCTTCAATTGCATCTTCCTCTTCTGTTAGTTTTTCTACAGAAACTGGTTCTTCAGTTGGAATGACATATCTTGTTCCTGAGCCCTTGTTAGGGATTCCTCTGTCTCTGGAAACAATTCTGTATCTGTCTTTGATTGCTGATTTTGTTTCGTCAACAACTGTGTCTACAGGATCAAACCAATTTTGTAGGATGTTGTATAACCTCATTGTCTTAATCTTCTTTTCCATTAGAGACACTGATAAGATTATAACTCCTAGCATTATTCTAGCTTGTCGTTGTAATTCTATAACTTGGGTGGCAGTAGTTGATCCACCTTCTTTCATTCCTGTAAATGTCTGTGAGGCTGTATTCTCGTCAACATATCTCTTCACCTGTTCAATCATATTGAACTCACCATTGGTAACTCCTTGTACAGCGTTATCTGATATTGGCGTTAAGGCTCCCTTTGGAAGTCCCATAGTAATTTTGCCAGGAGTTAATACATCTCTTGAGATGATTGATCCACTGTTGTTTAGATATGGTGGCATAAATGACTGGTAAGTCTTCAATGCAGCCATTCTCAACATTTCATCTAGTAAGGCAACTGTGTTTTTGTTCTTAAAGATAAATGATTTTCCGTAAGCAAAGTCCTGTCTGATTGGTTCAAGGTTCTGTTGTTCAATGTTGTATCGGCAGCCCCAAGGTAACGGGTATCCAATTGGTAACATTGGGATTCCATTTATAATAATTTGGAATTCATTGTGTACTTTGTCTTGGTATCTTATAATCTCTACGTCTCCATCTGGATGCTCTAGTAAAGTCCAAGATCCATCTAAGTACCTTGATTCTGTGCCTCCAATAAATTCTCTCTTTGTAGTAGGAACATATTTCCACATATCCCATTCACCATAAATCTTCTTACATTCTTCGTAAGATTTTGATTGTACTGTGAAAATATATGGTTGGTCCTCAGAAACATATTTTCTTAGATCTCCTAAGTAAACATCTCTTGATGAGATTATGTTTGATACAGCCGATCCATCAGAGGATACGACTTCTTGTTTCCAATTTTTAGAATCAAATTTACCATCAAATTCTTTAGTGATGGTTTTTTCTAAATGATGCTCTACCTTCCAGACTTCTTCTACGAAAAGAGTTCCCTGTTTCATTAACTCATAAATTCTTAGAAGTTGTTTCTCTTCATCTCCTTCAAGTTCTTCTGTCTTTTCCATTATATCCTCCATGGCATTACCAAGGGCAGATAACTTTGTAGCATTTTCATCATATGTGAGGATGTCTGCTTTCAAATTTAAACTGATAATAGAAGAAATAAATGCGAATAACTTAGTTCTTAAAATACCAGACTGGAATGTGATTTCATTTTTATTAACTTTGGGTTTGATATATGTGTTCGCCCACCTTTCATTGGCGTACCAATAATTTAGGAATGACATACCATCAAACTCCTCTCTTGTTTTGTTTCTCTCGTCTCTAGCAAACGAAAGCCGAGTAATAAGGTTACTCAAATATGTATTTTGCTCAACAGTATAAACCGGTCTGTCATCTTTGACGATCGGTACTTCTTGAGCTAGAGCACTGTCTTTTATTTTTTTATCTTCAGCCATTTTATTTTTTATTTTAAATAACTGTTTGTAAGCTTGAGCAGAGACACATAAGATTGTTGGTGGAAACATGGTTGTAATCCTTGCCTCTGCTTACCTATTAGTAATTGATACTATTAGTTCTTTGGATTATCTTATGTCTCCGCTTAAACTTACAAACTAATGGGTAGAGGTGAAGAAATGAAAATAAACTTCACCGCCCACGCGCGAGAGTGGAAGAATCCACCCATTAACCTGTAAGTTACCAAGGGAATAAATTGTGAGGATCAACTGGTTCTTCTGCTTGCTTCTTCATCTCGTCCCACATCTCGCTATCTTCACCAACAGGCATTCCTGTGGTGTCTTTATATCCTACTCCTAACAACCTGAAAGCATCTGAACCGTGTGACGCCCAGTTATGCAATGGTTTGTTTTTAAATGTACCTAATTTGTCGTCCCATTCTTTTCTGTATTCTCCTAAAGCTTTTAATAGTTCAGTAGTGTTTCCTTCATCAAAGAAGCACCTAGGCAATAAGTTTCGAACAGCTTCAATTCCGTCTTCAATTGACAATTTGTCTATAACATTAAAAGTAATTCCCATCTTTTCAGCTGTTTCTTTTCTAGTCACTCCTGTAGTTAGCTCTCTGACTTCAATATCATGTGGCGCGTTATGTGTTTTATATAAATATCCTCTGTCTGTTAAGACTTGGATGTAATGAGCCACTCCTTCCCCGGAATTTTCATAATAATCAATGATTCGAATCTCTAATCCGTGAGTTTGTGTAAATATAATAGTCATTGAATCACCAACTCCCAAATCCCACCATGTGTCAACCCTTAAAATAGGGTCATACGGGATCGTAGTGATGTGTTTTTGCTCTCTTAGCTTATCAATTTGCTTACCATAGTAAGATCCTTCAATATTAGCTTGAAAAGCTTCATCTGGGGTGGACGGGAACTCTGCTTTCATAGAGTCTTTTTGGGTTTCTTTCTTCTTTTGGTACCACAATTTCTGAGCTCTTGAAAATTTATAATCAGTTTCGGCTGCTAAGTGTTCAAAATAATCTAAGGTCTCCTTAGTTATAATTCCAGCTGCATCCATAGAATATTCAGATTTGAAAAACCATGGGAAGAAGAAAAACTTATAATCCATTGGAGTCAATTCCTTTCCTTCTTTTTCATTCTGCATAGCCTGCTTACATAGATCGTAGAATACTCCGTATTGTCCTTTTGAAGTTGATTCAATTATAACAATCTGTCCCTGGTGGACGGTGTTCAAGGCTCCTGTTTTAATTTCAATTGCTTTATCTGGTTCTCTTTGGTCAATAGTAGCTAACTCTGTGATATGCAAATTTTGCAGAGTCCCTCCACGGAGAGACGTCCCTACGTAATCAGACGCCTCCTGATTCCCTCGTTTTATTTTTAAGGTTCTGGCGTTGTTCTGGTCTACCTCAAACTCATTTTTAAGCCATTCGGGCAATGAGTTCCAGGCGTATTTAATCTTTGAGTCAAAAATTTTAGTTGAGTCAAACATTGTGTGGGCGATGGCGGCTGAGTCTTTCATTTCAAACAGGGTGCTGTCTAAATTAAGAATGCAGACTAAGGTTGTGATCCCGTGCTGTCTAGCCTTTAATACAATGTTCATGTAATGGAGGTTGTCGTACATCAGCTCCTGGACTTCATTCATCACGAATTTAGTGTGATTTCCTTGATCGTCTTTAATCCAATATAGATTGTTGATCCTCCACTTTCTATCAGCAAGGTGCTCTGCTATTTCTTCAACAGCTTCATTTGCCGCTTGTGATGTCTGTTTTTTTGCCATGTGCTTGTATGTAATCTAATACGTCTCCCATTGGTCCTTTTACTTTTGTCTCTGTTTTTTCAATCCAACCATCAAAATTATTTTTTAGGGCGAAGATCGCTCCGGCACATTGCTTGTTTCCAAACAGTCTCTTCTCTTGATAGTTTTCAATTCTAGTTTTAGCTTTCTCTAAGATGTCTCCGAATCCATAATATGATTTAGTTTCGTAGGCTTTGAGGGTTTGTCGTGATACGTCTAATGCTAATGCCAATCCTGAGATTGTGTATGGGTCTTCTGCTTCATCGCATTCTTTAAAATATTTATCTACTCTTTTCTTTAGTGCAAGAGCCCCAACGATTTTTATTGGGCGACCAACGTTCTTAATTATCTTACCGGGGTGCATCTTAGGCGCATCCGTCTGCAAGACTGTAAGTGTCTTAGTATCCATTAAATTATTATATCTGCTGAAAAAATATATGTCAACCCAGGTCTTTAAAAAAACCAAAAAAATTTTTCCTGTAAGAAGAAATACGTTTTGACCACGGGGGTGCCTACCTTCTGTCGCACAACAATAGTGTTTGAGTCTCTGCGTATGGAGGTCGGGAACCCATATACACACAGACCCGTGCCTTTCTTTTTCGGGGCATACGCCCCCCCCCACCCCCCTGTTCCTTAACAGGTGTATAGCAGTTCTACTAACCCCCGTGCGAAAGTTACTGTTTAAGACTATAAATAAAACTACTGGATTAGGCTCTTTCGGTGTACTCCTATGGGGGCTTGATTATAGCGTAACTGTGATTTGGCATGAATCGGTGGTTTTTGTATGCTTTTGGGGGCTTGTACCTATCATTCAAGACTATATCATTCCCTTTGTGCTTATGGTAACTACTAATACAGCCTAGAGAGCAACGCAAGACGCTACGGATTTAGATTATTCTTTATAGCGTGTTATCTGTTTCCCCTATGTCCGGCGCATGTTTTTATATTATTCTTATATGGTTTTTTTCCCCCCCTGTATTATAGGCTTTTTAGATGATTGAGTTATCCACTGTTTATGGTTGTATTAATATTTAATAGGGTGTATAATTAAAGCAGGGTAGGGGTATAGTAATAATAAATTTAAACCCTAAAAGGTCGTCAATATTAAAACAAACTATTACAATATTATGAAAACATTATTCAAAGAGATTAAAAGACTTAAAGCATTATGCTACTTTTACATGTTTCTAGCGATAGCCGGTTTTGGTCTAGCTTTCGCGATTTGGGTATATTAACGCTATATACTCAAAATTAGAGCCATTTAAACGCCTTCTAAGCGATTTAAAAAGGCTAAGTGATACATTATATCAACTAATTAAAATAATAAAATAACATGGAAAATAAAGTGAATAGTTTGGGAATTTGTGAAAAGTGCGAAGACCAAAATATAACTTATAGCATATTAAAAGGTTCTTACACTTACTACTGTAATACATGCAAGACGTATATAACAAAGCATGAGGTTATATCAGAAAACTTTATAGAAGACCTGAGCAGAAACATAATTAAATAAAATAACATAAAATGAACGCTATAACAAAAAACTATAATAAAAACATTAAGATCTTAAAAGAGAATTTGAAAAGGGGGCTAAGTAGTAAACAGTCAAACAGTGTAATAAACAGATTTGAACTACAACTAAAAACAGCTAATGCATACAACGAAGAGGGTCAAGACTTTATCAATGAAATGAGGAAAACAGCAATAGAGCATTTTACAAGCTTGAAAATTAATATAATTAAATAAAACAAAAATGAAAAAGGTATTTTTTTACATAGGTAGTAACAACAAAACGAAAGTTTTAGAGGTTGAGAAGATAGAGGATATTATTAGTAAATATTTTGATGGTTTTACAGTCTTTGAGGTCGTAGGCTATTGGAAAGGTAATAAAGAAAGGACGCTAAAAGTAGAGGTGATAACGGAAGAGGGGGCAACAGTTATAACAAGAATAGCCAAAGAACTTAAAAAGGAACTCAATCAAGAGTCGATTTTAGTTGAAATTTTAAAAAGTAACTGTTTATTTATATAAAATTAAATAATAATAATATGACTAAATACAATTACAATAAAAGTATAGATATAATCTGTGAAAGCAAAAGCAGGAGAGGGGGCTTTAAACATGAATCAACGCTATTGATAAACGGAAGTGAAAGGGATTTTCAAAAGGTTTGTTATGTCAACCGGACATGGGAACGATACACTTTTGAAACTGTTATAAACAAACTTATAGAAAGCACGGAACGACTAACGGACAAGCAGAAAAAGGCTTTTAAAAACAAACTAGAAAGGACGAACTATTGCAACGCTTAACTGTTTTATCTTGCTCCCTATCGTTTAGGGGGCAAGGCTAAGACAATTGATAAAGGTCGTAAAACTAACAAACAAAAGGTAAATAATATTATTAAACAAAATAAAAAATGAAATTACTTACAAAAGAGGTAGAAAACAACTTTAAAAAGGTAGGAAGTCAAGAACAAGAAAAAGATCCAGTCGTGATAGCTAAGTTTTTTAATCCAACCGGCGCAGGAACTTGGTTTGCAACAGAGTACGATCCAAAAGAGAAAAAGTTTTTTGGATATGTTTCAATTTTTGGGGATCACTGTGATGAATGGGGATATTTTACACTAGAAGAAATTGAAAACTTTAGAGGTAAATTTGGACTTGGCATTGAAAGAGATCGCCACTGTGATGTAAAGCCTATCAGTGAATTTAATATAAAAAGTTTGCAATTAGCATAAACAAAAGGTAGAAAAGTTTTCCACAGTTTATCCACTTGCATTATTATCTATATAGGCGTATAATACATATAGAGAGTAGGTATTAAGAAAATAACGAAAGCCTTGTTGCGAAGTAATGACAAATTGGTAACGCCTGAAACTATGGTTATTAAAAGTTATCAATCAAGGTCAAAGTAGTTACTAGGCTTATCGTAAATATCTATTGGTCTGGGATAGCGAGTGAACCGGCTAGGGGGGGGATAGCAAGGGAAAGCCCTCCCTAGTCAAAAATATAAGTAGTATAAAATAATATGGAATTTATAAATAAAAAACATGAGATTGAGGTCTATCTTTTAAAGCAAGGTTTTATCCTAGTTGATAGCCATTATGACAAACAAGCAGTTTGGCGACAAAAAGACGACGATCCAAAAATGGACATAGTAATTGAGTTTGTAGAGCATAAAGATAATTTATAATTAAATAATAAAAAAATGAATATAAGATCAAGAAAATTTTACAAAGGTTTAGACAACTATATGGCAGTAGCAGTCGCAGAGGGGTTTTGTGAGGGCGAGGGTGCAACAGAAGAAGAACAATTGTGCGCTTGGCAATATATAGCAGATAAAGAGTTGTGGAAAGGTTTGCAAGGGTTCTTTGGTAGAGCAGTAGCAGATCTAAAAGAAAGAGAATTAATTAAATAATACTATGCCTTTTATACAAGATATTGAAATATCGGAAGACGAAGAACAAATGGCAATAGATATGGGGCTTGAAGACTATGTCTATGATAATGAAGAAGATAATTAAATAATAATAATATGACAGTAAAAGAACTTATTAAAGAGTTGGAAAGGGTAGAAAACAAAGAGATTGAGGTTTATGCCTACAACAACGAAACAAGCGACATAGATCACATTGAGAGCGTGGACTATGATGTAACAGACAGAATAGACTTAAATATTAAATAACATGGAAAAATTAATTGCATCTTTTGAAAACGACAAAGATAAAATGGCAGACTTCAATAGAATATCAAAAGAAGAATTTTTAGAAAGTTATAGCTATATAAATAAAGATAGCTACGACTTAACAAAAAGCATTATTGATAAAATAAAAGAAAGGCTTGAATATCTAAGGCAAGAGATTGAAGCCGAAAGAATAAGTTATGGAGAGATTGCAGAGTTGCAAGGTCTAGCTGATCATATTGATAAAGGTGATGTTGTTTTGCTAGAGTGGGCAGGGGTTAAGGAGTGTGGTTGTACTTATCATGACGAGAATGACAATTGCACAAATATCCCATCTTAATAATTTAACATAATAAAATGAAAATAATAAAAGAAGATCTAGTTTATATAAAGAAGTCAAAAGATTTTACAATAGAAATTGAGGAGGGTCTATTGTTAAGGCTTCACAAGTGGAGTGAGGACGATTATGCCAGTGGTTATGACGGAGATTGGGAACTTAACGAAGCAAGTCAACAAGTTTTTGATAGACTAGAAGAGGGCAAGCAAGAAAAAGTTAGAGACTTTATTGAAACTATTAAACTATAATAAAATGAACAAATTATTTGACATAACAACAAAAAAAGCATATAAACTACCGGAAGATTTATGGATTGGAGGAGGAAGTTTAATGGGAAGCGTGGATATTAGCTATGATGAATTATGTGAGAAGATAGGGAAGCAGAATCAAACAACTGATAATTATAAAGTTGACGCAGAGTGGTTGATACATTTAGGAAAAGGAAGACTTGTAAGAATTTACAACTACAAAGACGGAAAGAATTATTTGGGGAAAGAGGGCGACAAGATCAAAGATATATATGATTGGCATATTGGAGGAACAAACAAAGAGGACGCTGAAACTATTATTAAATATCTTTCAAGATAATATGGAATGTAAAAAATGTGGGCTACCACAAAAAATGTATTGGTGTGAGAAGTGTGAGAGTAGCGAGGAGAATGAAGAGTGTCCTGTATGCGATAGGCTCACTTCGTTAGATAAAGATTATCATAAGAATTGTGATAGGGACGAAACTTACTGCCATTTATGTGGGAGTGTAGAGGAAGCAGGGGGTTGGTGTACCAATACAACTTGTGCAGAGTATACAAGGTACGGTGATGGTGAATAATAATTAAAATAAATAATATGTCAGAAGAATTATCACAAAAAGAGATCCAAAAATTAAGGAGAGCAGGAGCAAAAATAGACGAGTACCTCCAACAAACTTTGTTAGCCGGAGTGTACAGAAAGGTCAATCGTCTAATTGAGATAGAAATATTATTAACGGAAGAAGACGGAAAATAATATGGAAGAATTATATTATGTTGCGCCTAGCAACGAACAATTTAACGAGGTAAAAGAAAAAGCTATTGAGATTTGGAAAACATACGACAACTCTTTTGGATATGCAGACGAGAAGATAGGCAGGATCAAGGAGATAGAGAATGTCAAAGACAATATGATGTATATAATCGCTATGTTTGACAGTATAAACCAAGGCAAGTTGGCTGAAAAGTTAAATCCGTCAACTAAAAAAGCAGTCAGTGAAAGGTTGATAAGTGGAGGGCATGATGACGAATATAGTCCCTTTATAGATTAAAGGGGTCAGAGTCTTACACATATATATGCCAAATTGGGATTTAAACAGGGTTTTAAGGAAGTTTTGGAGAGAAAAGGTAGAATGGATCAATTTGGATAAAAATTATTAACACAAGCGACTACAATGCCGGATTATATTATAGTAATTATGATAGCAGTATTCTTTATAAGTGTTTACTCAACAATAGAATTAATAAAAACAAAAAAATGGAAAACAAAACAATAAGAGAATTAGAACTAGAATTAATAATATTTAATTCTACTCTTGGTCAGTTTATAGAACTTAAAGAGGGCAGACTAGACGAGCTAGTAATTAAGAATGACGAGTTTGGAGATCTGTTAAGGGCTATGATAGCCAACAGAATAAAAGAAACAAAGGTCGCAATATCTTTTCAACAAGAACAACCTCACTAATATGAAAAATATAACATTTGAAAAATGGCTAGAAGATTGGTTTATGAAGTTAGAGCCAACAGTAACAAAAGATAACTTTGAAGAACTGTTTGATAGGTGGGTGTCAGAAATAGAAACAGAAGACTTAATCGGATATGCTGATATTTATGCGAAAGATTGTTACTTGAATGGCAAAGAAGAAATATTAAATATTATGAAAAAAATATGATAAAAATAATTATAATAACACTTATAGTAACAATAATTCTAATAGGGGTATTCGCTATCAGCCCTATGATCGCATATAACACAGACGAATGGATAGATAGCACAATAGTTGATAAAGAGAGAGTTGTTACCTCAGATAGTAGCAGATATTTAATCTTTGGAGAGAACGAAGTTTTACAAAACACCGACAGCTTTTGGTATTGGAAGTGGGATTCGTCAGACTTTTACAGAGATTTAGAGGTTGGTAAAACTTATAGATTGAGGGTATATGGATTTAGAATTGGGTTTCTTAGTTGGCATAGAAATATAATTGACTTTGAAGAAGTTAAATAAAATGAACGACAAATTTAACAATATCCCCTGTGTAGTTTGTGGCAAAGAGAAGGCAGTAAATGCCGGTGCTTGTCAGAAGTGTACTGATACAGCTATGGCAGAGATAGAGTGTTGGAGCGCTGTTGAACATATAAAAGGTTGTGGAAAATGTAGATATAAATTAATACATGAACAAGATGATTAACACCTTTGTGATATATATCAAGTCTTACTGTGAAGCACCGGACTATGAAGATGTGTGCGAAGCAGAGAGTATAGAACAAGCCAGTGAGATCTTTCAGAAGAGGACTGGGAAAGGTGGTAACACAGACCTTTGGGGAGCAGAACAGCTTGTTAAGTATATACAAAAAGTTATGTAGGCGTGTAACATTTTGGGGTCGGTGAGCGTCATCATTATAATAGGTGGGTGTATGCCCGCGAAAAGAAAACTTTTACGAGCCGGTTGATCCGGCTCTTTTTATTTCCCTACTTCTCCAATAACGACAAACAAAAGGTAGAGAAAAGTGGAAAGACTTGACACCGAGAAAAAAATAGATTATAATAGGAGTATATCAAAAATCAAAAAAATTATGAAACAACAATTTAGAATATACAACGAAGAGGCACAGCGAGTTTTTAGGTTCTCATACACCTTGATTTCTCCTGTGCTTTTTCGTTGTGTATTCTGGAATTAAAAAATCAAAAAAATATGAGAGACTTTATCGGAGCATTTCAAATAGCTAGGAAGACCTTTGAGAGTGACATCTTCTATAAAAAACCAGACAAGTGGTTTAAGATTTGGATATTCATTTTAGGTATTTGTAATCACGAAGACAACAAACAATACAAGAGAGGGGAGTGTTTAACTACATATTCAGAGATTGGGTATTATACAAAAGCAAACAAGAATCAAATTGACCATTGCATCAGATGGCTAAAATCAGCGACACAAATAGCGACACGGAAAACGACACGGGGTTTCTATATAGAGGTGTTTAATTACGACTATTATCAAACTTTAAACAATTATAAAAAGATTGAAAGCGAAACTAAAAGCGACACGAAAGGCGAATTAAAAGCGAAACAGAAGCGAAACAGAAGCGACACTATACTAAAGAATGATAATAATGATAAGAATGTAAAGAATGAAATACTAGCAACTGAAGTTGCAGAAATTAAACCATTAATAGGATTATTTAAAAATGTAAATCCATCTTATAAGACATTCTATTATAACAAGACACAGAGATCCTGCCTTCACCGGCTTCTGAAAGAACTAGGAATAGAAAAACTAACTTCTGCCATACAGACTTTGGAAAAAACAAACACAATGGAGTACGCCCCGATTATTACTACTCCCCATGAGCTAGAAAGGAAGTTGGGTAGCTTAATGGCTTTTATTCAAAAGAAACAAATCAATAATAGTAATATAATAACTATATGAACGAAATAACAAAAGTATTAAAATGTATTTTAGTCAGGGGTGGCATTGAAATATGGGTTGAAGAAGAAAGAATTGAAAAAGTTTTAGAGTCTGTTAAAGGCAAGAAAATGATGAGGATAGACGACAATATAATTAACACTGCTGACATTGTAGGGATATTTGACGCAGATACTATGGCAGACAAGACTAGACGCTCCAACGGGCAGTGGAAGGACGAGAATGGTAGTTGGAGAAACAGAGGGGAGTGGCTATGTGATTATGGAATTTGGCATACAAAAGGAGACTTCTGCAAATGTACAAATAGCTTAGGGTATAGAAACCCTCCTAGTAAATAGTGGAGGTATGGATTATATACTTTATAATTGTAATCGGGTTGTTGTTGTTGATCCCCTTATGGTTAATTATATTTAAAATTAATTACAACAACAAATAATATGAAAACAAATACTTTAACAATAAATATCCCTTTGGTAGTACCAGATGAGCTTCTAGAAGATTTTAAAAAGGAACATTCTCGCGAAGCTCAAATTGAGCTGTTAACTGATAATATCCTTTTTGATGTTGTAGCTTCTTTCAAAGAAGAGTCAGGAAGATGTACTATTAGAGAGGTAGCTAAGAAGATATTAGAAGCTGAATCAAAATAATATGAACAACGAAACAATATTACTCAAAGCTATTGATAAGGCAGTTGAGGGTGGGTTTAATAAACGAGAAGCTCAAGACTGGTTGAAAATAATGCCAGCAACTTATCAGTGTCTCATCTTCTCCAAAGACTTCGCAAAGGCTTTTTGGGGGGAGGAAGAAACAGAATATCAAACTGAAGAGATGAAAGAAGAAAAGATTATCGGATACCAAAAAGAGTGGAGATTCCACCTACAACAAATGGTCTTAGAGGAGAATCCGATTCAGTATTTAGAGAAGTTTATTAAATAAAACGACAAATATTATTCTTAAAAGCAAAAACATGAAGTACAATATAGGAGACAAAGTTAGAGTAAAAAAAAGTGGTTATGTTGGCGTGGTAAATAATGCAATGGCAGGTTCTTGTTTTCCAGAGCCAAATTACGGAGTAAAGTTTATTAAAGGAAATAACGGGAAAGTGTTATATTTCTATGAGTCTGTACTAGAAAAAGTAGAAGAGTGTACTAAAGAGTTGAAACATCAAGCTGATGAAGTACAAAAATCTAAGACTGCTTTACAGATTGCACAAGAGAATGCCCACAACCTAAAACACAACCCTTGTTGTGATACAGTAGAATGTAGTAGGTGTGGGAAGAAGTGGGGACAAAAACTAAGATACATTGATATACCAGATGATTTTTATAAGCCTTTAACCTTTATAGGAGATGACCTAACTAACGGAACAACTTGGACTAGCAAAGATATAGGAGAGAGTGGTTGGAGTTATCATAATTGTAGTTAATATGGGAAAGAAATGTAATCACGAATGGAAATTCATTCGCAAAAACGGCAATATAACAAATATTATTTGTGAAAGGTGCAAAAAAGAAAAGAAATTTGATACATATATAATTAAGCCTAAACAAAACTAACTATGGAGTATGTAAGAATTAAAGTAGAAGAGTTATCTCTTATTAAGAGGCTCAGACATATATTTACTATTATATTTTTAGGTAGGGTAACAGTGTTTTTTAGCAAACAGCAAGTAGAAGCAATGTTAAAAGAATTTAATGAAGAAAGCTAACTATGGAAAACATAAAAAAATGAAAACAAAAGAAGATAATAGGCATTCTGCTCTACTCTATCATTATCTGGATCTTAAAAAGATGGGGTTGACCACCGGTAGTGCTATTTTTAAAAAGAATACAAAGCGCGCCAAAGACTTATTGCTGTTATTTGATTATGATGTTGATAAGGCTAGGGCTTACATTTCAAAGATCCACGAATGGGCTAGAGCCAACAATACGGGTTACTCTTTAGAGACAGTTGTTGAAAAGTATAGAGAGGTAAAAGGTGAGACGCCATTTGAAGATGTGTTTGTCAATACACCTTCCGGCAAAAGGTTTCATGGTAGGATAATTGGTAAAGATTTTAATAGACTGTTTGATTTTGAGAAAGATGTGATGCACATATTTGATGCGCTATCAATACACCCCGACGTACTTGAGTCCCTAGGGGCTAAGAAAGTAAACACCCTAGTTTACGAGGAGAAGAATACCCATACTAAGTATTCAATCTCTATCAAAGACGCACTAGAAAAAGGTTGGGAGAAGTCATTCGCAGGAGGTAAGACATTCTATATCCCTCTAAAATTCTGGGAGCAAGAGAGCCAAGAACAGCCAAAGTTAATTTAGTTATTGACATTGGATACCTATGGGTGTATAATAGAGAAAAGGTTCATTAAATAGGAGGGTGGCACGTAGTAGTGCTGAGGGCGTAATCAGGGATGTTAACAGTCCCAATGTATCGAGATAGGGCGAGTACGAAGACCTTATCAGGCAAGGTGACTATACGAGTTATGCGGGGCGTCAGCCCTAATCGCTACGGTGATGGCATCTCGTCAAATCCTTGCTCCTCCTATTTAGTGAATCTTAAATAATTAAATAAAGAATAAATGTCAGAAAAACAAAAAGAACGCTGGTCTACTAAGAAAAATGAGAGGAAGAACACAGCTATAGTATTATTGATGAAGTGTGGTTGGACTACTTATGGGGTTGCTCAATTGTTTGGAGAAAAAGACAAGAGAAACACTAAGAAAATATGGGAGAGAGATCAAGACAAATACTTTCTCCCCTGTGAAAAGGTCGAATCAAAAAATGAAATTAAAGAATAAAAAATGGCATATTCAAATCAAGACAAATACGACTTTGCAGTTAAAGATGTGAAGTACGCTATAGGGCAAGGAATGGGTAACTCTTTCTCTAAGGCTGTAGATGTAGCCATAGCGGGACCGGTAGAAGGCACACATGAAGACTTTCTAAAGGTCATAGAGACTTGGAGAGACAAGTTCTTCGCTTCTAACCAAGAAGCAATCCAAACAGCTACTGAAGAATGGTTTAAGAAGAATGACAAGAAGCTAAAAATGAAACTAGGATTGATAGATAGAGTTATAGATGCAAATAATCCTGATAAAGACTGGTCAGATGTTCCAGTCATAGACTAACATGGCAGGAATAAAAGAATTACACGCAAAATATGTAAATGAGAAAGACGCAGGGAAACATGTCCGCGAGATAGGGCACTACTACGCTTCAGAGGTATATTATATGAAGCAGAGATACTTAATACCTAAAAACTTCTTTAAGAAAAAACCTATAGATATTTGGGGATGCGAATGTATAGCCGGTGGGGTAGCCTATGAAAACTATCTAACAGAAATGTTGCAGTGGAATAAGGCTAATTGTAAATACCAAGAAAGACGAGAGATCAAGATAGACGACTTCACAGTAACCGTAAAGCCTGACTATGTTTTCCCCGATAAAGTATGGGAGACTAAGCGCCCCGACAAACCTATGGATAATATGATCCCCGACAAATGGAAACATCAGTTAGAACTAGAATACAGGGCATTTGAAAAGCCAACCTATCTAGGGATATTCAGAAACCACCCATTATTAACACTTATCCCATACGAAAGTTCTGAAGAGGTTTGGTCGGATGTTCAGGACATATTAAGAAAGTTTCACAAAGAATTATTATTATTAAATAAAAAAAAAGATGAAAAAATTAATTCTTAGCCAAGATGTTGACACCACTCCAGTAGTAATATCTGAAAAGACAGATTGTGATGTTTGCGGAGAGGTACATGACTGCCTATACATAAGTGACGCACATACTTATGACGGAGAGGATATGTACATTTGTTATACTTGTATCAAGCAATTATCTGGTCTTGTACCAGCAGAAAAGAAAGTAGTAAAAATAATTAAAAAGAAAAAAAATGGATAACATAAAATTTAGCGTAGAAGAAATAGAAAAACTAAGATTTTTTACACAAGGGACACAAGAATTCACAATAGGCGATAAGGAATTCTCTGGTGACCTAATAAGGCTCAATCCAGAAATGACGTTAGAAGAGCTTAAAGAGTTTTTGGGTGAATATGTAGAAATTGGTGAAAAAAATAATTAATAAGATAAAATGACAAACGAATTAAAAATAACCTTAATAATCATGGCATTTGCAATGATAGTTATTGGTGGAGCGTTAGTATTGACAGCAGATGGAGTAGATCCAATCTCAACCTACGCAGAAGAAGAGTCAGTAGTAGATTCATTTAGGATAGAGTATATAAATGGTTGTGTGGAGAGTGCAGGGCATACAAAAGGAGCAAGGGCATACTGTGCTTGTACCTACAGGGTATTAGTCAAAAATATGGGAGAAGAGAACCTTATTAAAGATGCTGTTGACTATGTATTAGATAATAAGCTTTCTCCAAGAATGAAAGCTGGACTATCTGAAGCTATAGTAGAGTGTATAGATTTATATTAAACAACAAAAAACAATATGGAAATTTCAATACAAAGCAAATTTGCTAAAGTAGGGGTAGACATCAAAGATGGAGACTTCTGCACAATCAGATCAGAGGGAGAGCTAGTCCCAGCTCCAAAAGACAAGACAAAAATGATCTACAACTTTGAACTTGAGTTGATGGATGGAAACACTAAGATAACCACGTTCAATAATGCCTCTATAAGAAACTTGCTAGAAGCATTTGGTAAAGACAGCAAGAACTGGAATGGCAAGTCAATCGTAGCCACTGTGACTAAGATACAAGCCTTTGGAGAGCAAAAAGACAGCGCTGTATGGGATAGCGCGGAGGATAAAGAGAGTGAAGACATTGAAGTAGTATAGGTTTAAGCAGGGGGAAAAGGTAGACAGAGGTTCAACTCCTCTATCCCCCCATATCAAAAAAATGAAAATAGATATACCATATACAATCAAAAGATTTAAGGTCAGAAGCAAGAGTGAACCGGAAACGTTTCATCAGGTTGAATTGCGATCCGACAATAATATGGTCTGCGACTGCATCTCTTTTATGATGAGGAAAAGATGTAGTCATGCCGAGAAAGTATACAATCATCTTAATAATGAATAATTAATAAAATAAAAAATGATATGTTAAAAATTAAAGTCACAGTATCGGGGTTAGCCCCTATCTTGCAGAATAGATTCCCTGACGAGGAACACGAAGACAATGCAAGTAAGAAGAAAAAGAAAGTATATGTTTCAGCTGATGAAGCTAAGACAAGACTATACTTAAACAGCAAAGGAAAGATCTGCCAACCAGCAACTCACTTTGAAGCCTGCCTAATCAAGTCAGCAACAAACTTCAAATTTGAGGGAAAGAAAACTTATAAAGACGCTTTCAAAGGAGGTATATTTATAGGTCCTGATATGATTCCACACAAATCACAAAGCTATGAGGTCGACAGACAGCCAGTAGTAATCCAAAGGTCAAGGATTATGAGAGCTAGACCTAGGATAGATAAGTGGGAGTTATCATTTGAGATCCAAGTCATTGATGACAGAATAGAAGCGAATGTTGTCAAAGAAGTGCTAGAATATGCAGGTCTATACATTGGTATAGGAGACATGAGACCTCGTTTTGGAAGATTCCAAATTAAAACTTTTAAAGTAATAAAATAAAATGGCAAAAGAAATAAAAGAAACAAAAGAGAACTTAAAAGAATTCAATCTAGTAACTCCTGCAAAGGAATTGTTAGAAGCGATGATTGCCTCTACAGACGCAACATCTCACAAAAAAATGACACCTGATAGATATAAGAATATGAAATTAACCTTAGGGTTTTTCAATGCTTATAAGGCTTCTTTTCAAGCTAAGGTTGGGTATTTCAAAATGAAAGGTGTAGGGGAAAAAGTTAATGTTATCAAATCAATATTTGGTAAAAGAAAATAAGTCGTATTTTTACTTAGTCCCTTTATGGGGATTAAGATAAGAACACGATATGGAGAGATTAGTTTAGCCAGGATCTGTATAGGTTAGGTTTGTTTAGTCAAGTTTTCATACAGCTCATTTATGTGGACTGTACTAAGGACATGACGAGACAGGGCACGAATAGGTGAGGTTTGTTATGGAGAGTCAAGTTTTCACATAGTTCCTTTACGGGAACTGTGATGAGCATGTGACACGATGTGATGCGATACGGTTAGGTTCGTTGGGTTCAGTCTAGTTTTTACACAGCTCCTTTATGGGGGTTGTGATAAGTACTCGACGAAAGGTGGGAATGTGAAGTTTGTAAAAAACATAATGTTGAAAGTTAAAACCCCACACCCCTAATACCTTACAATATTAACTAAACAATAAAGATATGAAAAAAGAAACAATAAAATTTATAATAGGATTATTCTTTAGTGGGTTGGCAGGTGGAATAGGAACTTATTACGGAGGGATGTTTGGACTATTAGCAGTCGTTTTAGGGCAGATTGGTATTTCCATTAGTAAATCCAAATGAGTAGTGTTCCCTAATAACTAACCTAAACAATAAAGAAGATGAAGAAAGATATTAAAAACATTTTTAAGAACTACTGGTATTATTGTGGTGTTTGGCACAATGCAGATTGTCATTTTATAACATCTGATTGGGGAAATTGTAATTGCAAAACTGGAAAGAATAATCAAAAGATTAATGAGTTATTAAAAACCACACCTAATACTAACTTAAAAGACAAATAATGATGACAGTAAAAGAACTTATTGAAGAATTAAATAAAATTGAAGATAAAGATTTGCCTATTTGGGTAAGTGATAATTGTGGTGGAGGCTATGCACTGCAAGGTGAAAGTTTTGAAGTTTTTGAAGGTAAATATGGAAAGATTCTAAATATTGATTAATCTTAAAAGACAAATAAGACTATGGTAGAAGAAAACAAATGTTGCCACAGCTGTATAATGCATAATATAGATTGTGCTTCCAATGAACTTGGGGAATGTGATTGTCAGGGAGATGGATGTCATAATCTAAGTTGTGAATGCCACCAACCCCCAACACCCAAAGAAGAAGTGGTATGGGGTGAACCTTTTAGAAAACCTGCACCTAAAGAAGAGTGTGAACACAAAACTACTACAAGGACTAACGAAGGAAACGGAGAAGTATTTGTTGAGACTTGCGATAGTTGTGGAAAGATTATAAAACCTGCACACAAAGAAGATGTGGTAGAGGGTTGGGAGAGTAAGTTATATGGATTACTTTATGATGAATATGGAGATATTGGGCGAAACTTTAATATCAAAGCCTTCATCTCACAAGAAATCAAAAAAGCTAAGGAGGAAAGAGATGAGGAGATAATAGAGATGATTGAGGAAACAATAAAAAATATGGCTGATTTAACTAAGGATGATAATATAGTTTACGAAGCTCAACATACAGCTTATAGTATTGCCCTACAAGACTTAATCAATAAACTAACTAACAATGCACAAGACTCCTAAACATATATTTGAAGAGATAGTAAAAGAGAGACCTGAATGCGAGAGGCAAGTCTGCTTTAAGGATCATGTCTGCGATGGTCGCTCTACTATGGAACATGCTCTCATATATAGAGGGAGGCAAATACCGGACAAGTGGGCTGTGATAAGATTATGTTATTGGTCTCACCTTGGTCCCGGGCTAGACAAGAGGAAGAACGAGTACTTAGCTTTAAGACACGCTACACCAGAAGACTTAGCTGAATACCCCAAAAAAGATTGGTCAACATTGCAAAATTATTTAAATAAAAAATATGGATCAAACTAGAACAATCCAAATAGAGATACCTTATACTCCATCTCTAGGGAAAAATAAAATGAAAGGGTTCGCTAAGGGCAGGTATTATACAACAAAAGAGTACAAAGAAGCGTGTAAGAGCCTATCAGACATAGTTTGGGGGCATTCTAGGGGGGTTAAGTGGAAGAAAGACAAGATATGGGTAGAGATATTCTTACAAAAGCCTAGAATGGTCTGCGATGTATCAAACTTTATAGATGGGATATATGACTCAATTAAAACGGGGATAGATATAGATGATTGTTACTTCTCAGGAGAGCAAGACTGGGAGTACGATAAGGACGTGAAACCTTATATAATCATAACTATTACCCAACATGACTGAAATAAACAGATGCATATATTGCAACAAAGAAACTGAGCACGCTACTTACTGTGGAGAGCCTTGCAGAGCCAAAGTATATTATGAAGAGAACAAGGAAAGGCTACAGCAGAAGAGCAGAGATTATTATCATAAAAAAGTAAACTTCCCGCAATGGATCTGCGACAAGTGTGGGGTAAAGATACAACTCAAGTTCCACATACAACAAAAGCCACATAGACAGAAACTTGTCAAATGCAAGTGTGGCAATAAAAAACTACTCTAAAAAAGTAGTCTTTTATTTTGCAAGGTTATCCGATATTCACAGATAAAAATGTAGGCTTTTATTTTTTTGTTCGTCTCCGAAGATACAAAGTATCTTAGCGGAGAAAATTAAGCATGTATTAATAGACCTGCTAAGGAGTAACCGAGCTCACTTTAAGCAATCTTTAAACTCTCTGTCTGTTATCGCTCCACTCCAGCAAACGTTTCTATTCTTGATCGTGCTACTGACACTATCGCTAGTGGCAATAAAGAATAGTACCCAGAAAGCCATGTATATAAGTAGAATCACTTTCCAATTTAACAAATTATTAGTCGGTCTTTTTTATGGGTGAATTAATGTACTTAGTTATTTCACCACCTGCTAATGATACGATAGTTACTATTACTGGGTTTGCTTCTATCATTCCCAGCATATCAATTACCAAGGCTATCCCTCCGATAACTGCATAAGCTCCTACGCGCCATACAAAAGACTTTAATCGTTTAATTAATTGTTCTTTCAACGCTTGATTCATTATTTTAATAATTTAATTATTTTTGCTATTACGTTAGAGATAGCGACTAATATCCCCTTATCCGGAATTTTAATTGACCAATCTATCAATGGGGTGGTGTCAAAATACACCTTCTTTCCATTATCCAAATGGTATCCTTCAAAGTGCGTGTGTACTCCTTTATTGGTTCCTAGCCTTTCTTTAATCTCTACATAAACTCCTGCATGGAAAACATATCCTGAGTTAGACATCTGGGCTACTCTCTGTCCTTGGTCTACAAAGTCTCCTTCACTAACTGGAAAGACAGGATTACAGTGCCAATGTAGATAAAAGGTGTTTACATCAACTAAAGACTCTAACACTATTCCGTAACCCCTTCTAATTTCTATTTCTGAGCCCTCTGTGAGGCTTATAGCCCCTACTACCTTTATTACCCTACATTTGACTGGAGAGACCAACCAGGTACCTTTCCGTCCGTTAGCCCAATCTACTCCAACATGCCCATCAGGCTGGTAAGACTGTGGATTAACTCCAAATGGCTGTGAAATATGCCATGTTTTTGCGTTTTTAAATGGTTTACAAATTTTTATCACTGTATATTGTATTTAATAATTGTTGTGTGCTTGCTACTATTACAACTTCTACAAAGTGGTTGGATATTCTCAATATTACTCGCTACTTAGTATAGGTATAACTATACCTGTTGTATACCCATTATATACCTATAGTTAAATCTTCTAGTAAGGGACAATCCTTTTGATTACGTGGGCTGACGCCCAAGGATTAACGCCCCCTACTAGACTTGATTCTCTTGCGAGTGAGCCGTATTAGGTACTCGTTTTACAACTTCGCTACCAAGTAAGCTAGGAAAACCAATTTATAATCATTATTGGCTGTTATTTTAAGGTTAAAGGGGAGATATAACCTATTTAATATGTTAGACGTTATAGTCTGTGGCATATCTCCCCATAGTTTAAGAGGTACGTTTCCGTACGACTGCGAATAGTCTGACTACTAAGTCGTGGTCTTTGCTATCGCAAGTGTAGGTGTACTGATCCAGTATGACTGGAAAGGCTTCACGTCTAGCACTATCTGGTGCTACTATTTCGTAAAGCAGTAAGCCTTCGTCTCTCTTTTCTTCTTTCGTTGCGTCTGCGTTGCTTGGCTGTTGGTTTTCTTCTGACATTGTCAAACTCCTTTCTGGTATTACACTCCACAAGGTTTTGGCAACCTTTATGTGCGTTTTGAGAGAGACAAATCTCTAAGTCTCCATCAACAGGAAAGTGTCCATGCTTCGTGCAGTGAAAGACCTTGGTTCTCATTACCTTGCTCCTTTCGGAAATTTCTCAACTTCCTCGTCAAAGAAAATAACGACAATCCTACGTTTCCGTCTGTTCACCTTTTTTAATAAGTGGTGAAGTTTGTGAATCAGAAGAATTAAATCTTCTTTGTCATCAATGTAGACTTCCTCCTCAATTATGCTTTCGGTAGGCATAACGTATCTCCTATTTGTTAAGGGTTAGAAGCGGAACTCGTCATCAGCTTAGCCGATTAGGTCTGACGACCCACGAGTTCCTCGGAGTCCACGTCTGGACAAAATGCAAAACAAGTTTCGCTTCCAACCCTCAACTATTTAAATGTTCTATCTCTATTATACTCCTATTTTTGAAAAGTCCATAAATACTTATCCCCTGTTTATTCCACCTCTAATTTCTGGCAAATCTTACCTAGTGCTACTTTAATATCTGTATGTTCTGCTGTATTTTTATCTAAACTCGCCTGTATATGTACTAAGTGGTTAGTCTTTATTTCTTTAACATCAGTTTGTAAAACAGCAATCTCAATTTCTTGTTTGTTGTCGGTCTCACCTTTGTTAGCAGTTTTGTTTAGAAACTCAAAGAACTTGGTAGTTCCAAACTCAATGAATTTTATAAGTCCCATTGTTATTCCTACTACTAAAGCGATTGCTGTTACATTCTCCATTACTTATTTATTTAATTATTATGCTATGTATCCGAATGATGCAGTTACTGCGTTTGCATCTGTAGAGTTACCAGAATAAACAGTATTTGTAATACCACTCACCTGACCACCTGATGATGCTTGAACACCAACTGTACAGTTTCTTATTCTTATATATCCTAGTGATGCTATGTTTTGGAGTGCTGAACTTGCTGTGATTATATTCATACCATAGGTAAATGTATCTATTATACATCCGTTTATTGGTATAGTTGCTCCGTTTGTTGTTGCGTAAATTCCGTATGTTCCTGCTCCGTATATTTTGGTGTTGTATATAACGCTCATACAGAACTGGTCGCTAACGACTCCTGCGAATGAGTCTGGATTTATTACTGATGAGTATATCAAACTCTTTGAAGAGAACTGGTTATATACTGTTGTTTCTATCTCACAGTTTCTTATAGTAAGTGTTGAATAATTACTATTAAATATTCCTGTTGTAGATGATGATGGTATTGATAGGTTTTCTAATACTATGTTCTTTTGGTCATTCAATAAGACTGCTGATGCAGCACTACCATCAATTATTGTTCCCCAGTCATAAACTGTATAACCCTTATTTGTAGTATTAGTAAAGCAACCAGTAATTGTAAGAGTATCGGATGTGTCTGAGTCTATAATTCTATAAACATCTTCTGTTGTTATGTGTAGTAGCTTGTTGTCATAAGCTCCAAATTGTCCTGCGTGTGTTAGAGTTCCCTGTGTCGCTCCAGTACCTTGAACTTTTCCTGTTGCTGTTCCTGTTGCTAAAGAGGTTAAAGTTCCTTTAAGAGTTATTGTATAATCACCAGAGAATCCTTTTCCTCCCATTGATAAGTTTTCTGTGTATGTTCCTGCAGCTATGTTGATTATCACATTTCCTCCGTTTGTTGAGGGTAGTAAATCTATTGCATATTGTATAGTAGCGAAAGCAGCTGCATCAACTCCTGTTCCTTTTTCTAGGCTATCTGTTCCGTCAGTACCATCTACATAAATTGTTGTAGCTCCAAGAGATTGAATGGCGATCCAGTCTGAGCCATCATACTCGTATAAAATACTTCTTCCTGTAGGAGCGTGTAAAAATAACCCTCCTTTTACTGGACTGGCTGGAAGTGTTGCTCCAGTGTCTACTTTTTCGTCTGCATATATTTTAGTAGTTGCATGGGAGGCTTCTGTAGGTGTTGGAACTATTACTGCTGTAGCTCCAGCCATACTTATTTCCCCATTGTCTCCGTCTAAAACTAGCCTTTCAGTCCATGTTGAACTTCCATCAAAACTTATTAGTTTAAATCTACTTTGTCCTTCTATTTCTCCGATTACAAACTCTGCTGAACTTTTGCCTGGTGAAGCACCATAATCATCTCCTGTAATATGAAAATATGCTCCGTGATTATATGCACTTCCACCAAATATGGCTATGCTATCGTTATCTGCTATTTGGTTTATATCTCCGTTCAATCCAATATTTGTGCCATCCCATACCAAATTGGCTGAACCACCAAAAGCTCCACTATCATTAAATTGTATATTTGTATCAGCTCCACCAGGTGCTCCTCCTGCTGCTGCTTGAAATGTTGGTGCTACTCCTACTCCGTTAGAGGTCAAGACGTGGGTTGCTGTTCCTACAGCTACAAAGGCTGGGTCTCCTGAAGCGTCAAAGGTAGGTATCTCTCCGTCTACTCCTGGTTTTAATCCAGTCCAAGGTAAAAGCACTGCACTTGTAATGTTCGGCTGTGTAGCTTGAGTTGTAGCTGTGTCTGGTGCTAGCCCTGTAATAGTGCTAACTGTTGCTGCGTTACCAGTTGTATCTTGGTTTAGTGGGAAATCAGTTGTATAAACTCCGTTTGTTACTGTACCTGCGTTACCTGTAATAGAGCCTGCAATGGCATTAGTTACTTCTAAATCAGTGAACCACCCTTTAGTTACTCTTGTTCCTGTTATTCCTAAATCTCCAGTTAATAACATTCCTCCTGTAAGCTCTGCTCCATAAGAACCTGTAGCTAGTTTAACTGTTCTTGTTCCGTCTCCAAAGGTTGCTGCTTCAGTTGAATTTAATAAAGAAAAAGTAAAATCATCAATAGTTGTACTTCCGTTAATACCTTCTCCAGCTGGAAGCATATTTATAGTTCTGGTGCTGTTAGTAAAGTATCCTCCTATTCCTGCTGTATCGTCTGCAAGGTTTATATTAAATCCTGCACTTGCGAATTCCCACCCTTTTGTAGCTCCTCCCATAATAGCAGTTATTCCTGTTCCTGCTGTTATTGTGCCTGTAGTTAAAACGGCATCTCCTGCTGTTATTGGTTCTAGTAGTGTGCCAGTTCTTTTCCAGTAACCAACTCCAGAATTATCATCAACATACTTCTTATTAGCTACCTCATAATCTGCGTCTGGTTCTGCTGAAGGTGTTATAGGAAAGACCCCAAAAGTCCATTCCCCTGCGATTGTCTCTGAAGCTGATTTATCTACTAAGTTTCCATTGGCTATTCCTGCTATAGTCCCTGATGTGTCTGTAAAAGTCAAAGTATCAATTCCTGTAATAGAATTGTCTCCCATTGCTATATTCCCACCCATTGTAAGCCCTGTAAGTGTTCCTAGTGAGGTTATGTTGCCTTGTGCAGCTTGAGTCGTGGCTGTATCTGGTGCTAATCCAGTAATAGTAGCAACTGTATTTGCTTGTCCTATTAAAGCACCCTTAAATTCTACTGCTGTTATATCAAAAGCTCCTGCGTCCCAATCGGCTGTTAAAGCTCTTGAGCCATCTGCTAATAAGTATTGTGCGTGGTCGTCATTTGTTAATCCACTTAAAGAACTGTGGCTTCCTGCTGGAGATGTTGGAGACAATCCTGTACCACTTCTCCAATCAACATAATTGTCTCCTAGGTCTGTTTCTCGTACTGTTGATTTGACTGCGTTTGCATAACCATTTCTACATTCAAAGATAACTGTACCTAAGAACATAAACTCTGGTCCTGGCAAGCCTGTAAGTATAAGATTGTTCACCTCTGTTACAGCTCCTAATCTAGCATCTTTTTTCTTCTCATAGGTTTCTTGTCCCATAACAGCCCAAACCTTTTCACCTGCTTCTGCACCATTCGTCTGTAATATGTGGCATAAGACAAAATCTTTATCACCAACAACCACTAATGATTCAGAGCCTCCAATACTAACATCATTATAAACTGTTCTCCCTGTTGTATCTATTCCTGCTGTAACATCTGTCATAATAGGGAAGCCTGCTTGTGTCTTTGTCCTCCAATTACCATTTTCTAAATACATAATAGGATAACCAACAGTAGAAGCTATGTTTTGTTCAACACTGCTTAAATCTTCATCTTGTATAACTCCAAGACCATAACTAAATTGTGCACCACTACTTGCTGTGGTTTCATCTAAATCAAAATCTCCTAAAGCACCACCTGACCTGTATCTAGTTCCAAAAGAAAAGTGTAAGTTACTGTGTGTACTTCCGTCCATTTGGTTAAGGTGTCGCTCATCGCTAAACCATACATATTCATTATCAGTAGTATTCCAATAAATTATAGCTACTATTGGGTGTGTTCTTATTACTGTGGCTATTTCTTGGTCGCTTGGATTAACTGCTTCTTCCAAAGCCTGAGTTGCAGAATCATAATATATATAGTGTAATCCTTCTGTATCAGAAATATCTAATGTTTCAGCAGATGTTTTTCTGTACTCTTTGTTATTTATCCATACATTGAAATATGATTCTCCACCTTGAACATCAATGGTGAATACTCCTGGTGTGCCATTGGCAAAAGAAATATCTCCTCTTAGAGTCGGATTAGCTTCATCAAATCCAGTACATTCCATACTAGATAAATCTGAACTAGATTGAGACCAGCCTGTTGCTGTGATGTTATTTGCTGTTAAATCGCCTGTAGTATCAAAATCGTGAGCCTGTAAATCCATACCTGTAGTGTGGTCTAAAGACATAAACAAGTGAGGGCTCATTCCATCATTGCCCCAGAACTCAAAACCATAGTCTAAAGCAAAGTTCTGAATCTTCATTACTTTATTAGCTCCTACCTTAAAATCTATTCCATCTCCGTTAATACGAGTATACCCTCCACAGATATAACCTGAAGTGTCTATATCTCCTGTACCCATATCCAAATCATCACCTGCTGTATGTGGTACTATAGTTGTTCCTGTTCTATCCCAAAGGTCCTCTGATAAAACAGCAGCATCTACATAAGCTGTAGTTGCTATCTTAGTAGAGTTATCAAGAGGGGATTGTGTTGCTCCTGTAGTTAGGGTGTTAATAGTTCCATTCAAGTCTCCTAAAAAGGTTGTAGCTGTTATTTCTCCTGTAGTATCTAAATCAAAAGCTCCTAAGTCTACGTTAGCGTTAGCTCCCGTGTATGGTACAAATCCATCATCAAGATAGGCTAGAGTCACTGCGTCTTGTGGATTAACTGGGTCTTTTAACCCTGTAATAGCAAATCCCCCCCAATCAATATCAGCCTCTGGAGTGGTTGTTCCGTCTAGTCTTAAATACCAACTATCAGCATCATTTTTAGTGATACCCGCAATATCTATAATCCTAGGCATTTCCTCCTTGTCTATAAAGTGTTTGTGAAGTTCGTCAACGTATTCACCTGAGACCATCTTCATTAACTGCTTTTTAAGCTTTGAATCTATGTGGCTTTCTAGGTCGTGTTCTTTCTTGTGGTGATCGTCTGAACCTATCTCTTTTAAGTCCCTATGATATTCTGGGATCTCTAGTAGCCCAAGGCTATTGTTGAATTCTTTTATTATCCTTTCCTCCCTTATAACAGTAGCATTGCTGTCATTGAAAGCAGACAAGACCATTTCCATTATCTTAGGGTGGTCTTCGTCTTTGTGATCAGTCTGTGAGATCTTTAAGGCTTTAATGCTGTCCTGACTGAAAGGCTTTGGGGCGTTTACTATCCGTGAATATTCTATGGCTTCCGGCTTCTTTGTATGTAATGAAATCTTTAACTCTCTAATCTCCTTCTCTAATTCAGTATAAATCTCCACTTGAGAATACTCTTGTGGATTTACATTCATCTGTCTCAGTATTTTGTTCCTAACTAATTCAACTTTCCCGGGATCAACAGTGAGCCCGTCTTTCTCTAGTTGCTTTATTGCCTTGCTAAAAGCAGTTTCAAACCTGTCTTTTAGTTGTTTTAGTTCTTTTAATTTCATTATGCTTTCTTTAACATATTAGCTATTAAATCTTCTAACGCTAGCTTCTTCTTTGGTGTAACCGATGAGCTCTTATTCCTTAATTTTTCCATCCTTTCTTTCCTTGTTGAGCCAGATGATTTGCTACTTCCGCTACCACTTTTGTCTACAAAAAAGTCTTTTAGTAGTTGTTGCAGTTGGAGTGCTCCTGGAACACCACCCAATATCATAGATGAAGTAACAAATTCTATAAATGCTCTGCGTCTAGTGTTGGCTTGCTTACCGGTAATCATCAGATTTGGTGATTTAAGCCACTTCTTAAAGTTATCTAAAACGGGTGCTGGTTCTCCACCATACATCACCATTCCGAATACATTCCCAACGAAAGGAACGCTACCTAAAGTCTCATTTATCAATGATCTCTTTAGGGCATCATCGTCATCATCGTCTTTTCCGGTAAGTAACTTTACGGGTAAATATAATGCCTTCTTAGCCGCTGTCTTTATCCCACTTCCTATCATTATAGCTATTCCTATCCAAAATAAATCATTGGCTGCCTTTAGTGGATCTCTAGTTTTAATACCGACAGATATTGCGTCATATCTTATCCTGCTGTATCTAGTAAGAATGAAGTTTTGGAATTGTAATAATGACCTGTCTATAGACCTATTACCGGTTAGTTTACCCATACTGATAGCTCCTGGCACATCTTTCCATTGAGCACTTGATTGAGTCCTTCTAACTACAAGTTGAGCGTAATCCATCGCTTCCTTATTAGGTTTACCAGATAGGTCTATCTCTTCACCCAACTGTGACATCTTCTGCTGATAGGCTGCTGTAGCCACTGAATTAGCCGCTATTGCGTCTAAGACTTTTAACCCGATGAACCCCTGATTTTGTATTTTGCTCCAAGTATTTCCACTAGCAAGCTCTTGGATGGCTGTTTCTCCACCGGCTCTCTCTACTAACTCAGGGAATTGAGTAAGAAATTGTCTCCATTCTTTACTGGTTGCGTAGTCTTTGAATCCTTTCATTCCATATATTGATCCAGTCATACCAAATCCTTCAAATATTGTAGCCAGCTGTACTGACATAGAACTTAGTTTAAGCCCAAGGATACCAACACCGATGTTTCTTCTTATAAAATCAAGCCATGCCAACTGTTGTGCTCCTGCTACCCCACCCTTTCTAGCTATTAAGTCTATCCATTCTGATATTAATGTTTGTCCTACGTCTCCAGCTGCATTTATGTATTCTTGTGAGTTGACTATCTCTCCGATCATTTTTGTATCCCTACCCATGGTGTTTAAGTATACAACATCATCAATGTGTCTTGAAAAAATTTCGTATGCATTAAGCTGAATTTTTTGACTACCTGCTCCCTTTCTACTCACCGAAAACTTCTTGCCAACATTCTTCTTTTTATATTCAAATTCTTGCATCTTTGCGAACCTTTGGTCTACGCTGAAGTCTTCAAACTTATTGCCGGCTTTATCCATTGCCTCATAATCTGTGAAGAAACTTAGGTAATTCTCAACTTTCTTAATCTTTATATTGAACACTTCCCTCATGGTCTTCTCTAACTCTGGGAATAACTTGTTTTGTATCTCTCTTATTTTATCTAGAACCTCCTGTTCCTTGGCTGTTAGATTAACAGCATCAATTTCTTTTTCTGTATAGTTAAGATTAGCAAGTTTTTCTCTGCCACCTACTTGCTCCCTAGCTGCTACGAACCCTATCCTTTTTAACTGGTCCTCCTTAATGTTGTTCTCCACCATTAAGTCTACAACCTGCTCTTTTAGCTCGTTTGCTATCGTAACATACGTACCAAACTTATAATCAAACCTTGTTTTTATAAGTCTAAAGTTTGCCCCATCATAAAGTCCATAACCTCCATCAACCATGTCGAACACAACATCAAATGGTAGAAGGGATCTTTCTATCATAGCTGCTCTATTGATTCTCCTTATAAGAAAATTCTTGAATTTCTTAGTTAATGTCAACTTCGGTTGACCAACCTTCTCTTCAAATTCCTTGATAGTCTCAAGTTTGCTCGAACCGGCTATTAATTCTTCCATTATCTTGCCTTTCTCATACTCATATAGAGCCTTCCTAGATTTCAACTTTGTCTTACCCAACCAAGCCAATCTGTCTAACTCATCTAAAGTGCCCCTCAATTGCTTTGTGGTTATATTCTCAAATGGTGTCTTGAATAGAATGCTCAAAGATTCTATTATTTTCTTTGGCATCTCTACATCTTTTCCTTTAGCTTCCTCTTTATCTATGTACTCAACCGTACTGCTCAACTTAGCCATAGCTTTAAATGATTTCCCCTTAAGTTGTAACCCAGCCATGACCTCTTTTATTCTATCTATATAGTCTACAGCTATGTTCTTTGAGTCCATTAAAGTGCTAGCTTTTTTCAATATCTTCTTCTTCAGTTCTTTTCTTATAAGTTTTTCTGCTGCTACATCTATTCTAGCAAACGCTTTAGCTAATTGCTTCTGAGTCTTTGTAGCATTTACCAAACCTAAGAACCTTCCACTTTCTGATTCTGGAATATTTTTTACGTTTTTGATATAAGCGATAATGTTATTTTTAATCTTACTTATATCTTTAGCTTTTGTTTTTAACTGCTCTACGATAGCATCTCTACTAGCCTTTTGTTCAGAAATTATCTCCGCTTTTCTGTTTCTGAACTTCTCATTCATAGCGTCTCTACGGATCTTCTGCTTCTCGGTTAGAGCTGCTTTCTGCTTTTTGAACTTCTTGGTTAGTTCAATCCTTTTTTCTGTTTTACCAGCTTGGAAGCTTTTCTTAGCAAACTTACTGACCTTTCTAAAAGTAGTCTTTAATAAGCTCTTCTCCTTCCTAGTTACTACCTCATCTGCTGGTATTCCTAAAGCTTGCTTCTCAAATTTGTTTGGAGCCTTTCTTCTAGGCTTCTTTACTTTTGGGGTAGAGTCAACTGGCTTTACTTCCTTAGTAGCCACTTCTTCTTTAGGCTGTCCTTTATCTATTTGGATAACTCCTCCCTTGTCTTCCACTTTGCTTTGAACACCCAAGATTTCTTTGGTGGTTCCACCCTTAAAGTTTCTAATGAATAGTGAAGCATCAAAATCTTCCTCTTTTCCGGTTGTTGTATCTTTAACGATGAAGTCATTGCCTCTCCTAGAAACAACCTCTAGCTCTCTCTCACCCTTGATAACAACTCCTTCATTTCCTTCGGAAAGCCCCTTGGTTGATTCAGTGAATGTCTTACCAATAAACCCGTCTGCATCATCTGTTGTTATCTCGCCAAACTTATAGTCTTTAGGGTTTAATGGTTTTGTTTTAAACGCGTCCTTAATAGGTTCAATGTCTATGTTTACATAGTCTCCTGATTCATCTTTATATCCTTGCATTTCTCCGTCTCCAGACAAGGTTTCTCCTGTTTCCCAATTTATATCTACAAGGATGTCATGGACTTTATCTTCGGACATAGTCCCATCGTAATATACACGAGCGTCTAAGTCAGAATCTGTTCTTGGATTTCCACCAACCCTACTTCCACCAGCCTCGACGCTATTTAAACTAAAACTATCAGAAGAAATGTCTAATTTTTTCATTCTATTAGAAATAAACTCTTTAGCATCAAGCTCGAACTTTTCTTTAGTTATATCTATCCCACTTAACATCTTCTCAGCTTCTTTTTCTATAGTTTGTTTAGTTACTTTGACCAGTCCTCTGTCAGTTTCTGCTAACAATACCTCAGACTCCACTCCACCTATAAAGACTTTTATCTCCTCTGGTTTAACCTCAAATTGAGTTATCTTTGCTTTTGCTGCATCAGAAAACTCTTGAGAAAACTCCTTATTATATGTTGCAGAGAATAATGGGTTCTTTGTACCTATCTCTCCAACCCTATAAAGAGTTATGCTGCCATTGTCATTTTGTAGTAATTCTCCTGACTCTATGGCTTTAGCTAGATCGCCACGTGCTCTTGCTTCTCCTTCTGGTGTTTGGATTAGCTCATTAATGTCTCTTAAAAATGGACTAGCTGTTTCAGTACCAACGCTACGTCCACCACCATCTTGATAATGTCTTATTTGCTCTGTGATCTTCTGGTCTACGCTCTTAGCTGCCTGTTCACTAAACACTCTCTGTACTTCTTTTAACTTCTCTTCGTCTGAAAGTTCTTCCGAATCTTTTCCAAACTTTATGAATCCACCTTGTTCTGCCTTACTTTTAGCCTCTTCTTCTGTTGCTCCTTCTCCAACATAATCTTTAGCTTTTTGTGTTAAAATGTCAGAGGTCTTGTTTGATGTGTAAACAGCCCCCTTAATAGCACCAGCTGAAATAGCAATCACTGCTAACTCAGTTGTCATTTCGTCTAGCGTTAGCCCCGTAAAATCTTGGTCTCCTAATCCGACAGCCTCCAGTGCATTATTTAAAATGTCAGCATCTCTTTCTTCAAACCACTCGCCAACAATTCCATTCCAACCAGTTTTATTTATAAGTGCCACAAGTTGTGGATTGGTTGCTTTGGGGATTGCTTTTGAAAGTGCCTGATAAAGAGCTGTTTTCACAACAACCTTTTTTACAGGTGCGGTAAGAGTACCAAGTATTTTACCAGAGACTCCTCCTCCTCTTTCTGTAATCAGTTCAACAGCGTGTTGGCTCAAACCGTTCACCGTTGCTTCACCAATCTCTTGTCCAGGATCTATAACTTCACCTGTTTCCAGATTATAGCTACCAATCATTCTTTCTGCCGCTGAACCAGTCACATTCGTTGGGGCTGTTATTACAAATTGTTTAGCTATTAGTTTAGCCTCTTGCTTTAGCTTGTTCTTGACTACTTTGCTCACAGATGCTCTAAACACTTTATCTTTAATCAGTTTTTCTACTGTTTTCTTTGCTCCCATTTTAGCGACTTGAGCAATAACATAGGCATCTCCAGTCGGGGCTACACCACCTGTGAATATTTCTGTAACAGCGATTATAGCTAACTCACCCATAAATCTAGCGGAGGTTTTTACTCCTTCACCAATAGCGTACCCTTTGTTCTCTCTTAGCTTTTCCTCTGTTTTTATTTTAGTATAGTAGTCATTTATCAACTTGGCATCCTCTTCTGTTTTAACTCCTTTTTCGAATCTATTTGATGCAATCGCCACTTTAACCAAATCTGCGGACTCTATAAAAGAACCAGAATAAGGTACGTCCTCTCTGTCCCAATCAGTTATGCTATCAACAAACCCTTCAAGGGCGCCTATTTTTCCCTGTGAAATAGTCCCACTACCAGGGGTTATTGTTTTTGTCACAAACTTTCCGTCTTCTAAAAATCCCTGATTGAAGGTTGTTGGTAGTGCAGTATCTGGGAAAGATTGTCTTTGACCAAAAGCGGGAGCCTGAATAGTCTCCTTTGTATCATTAACACTAAAATCTACAGGTTTTACGAATGGACCTCTGTCGGTTGATTGCTTGTTCTGTGAATCTAAGTAGTCTTTAAATGATGCCATAGTTTTATTTTCTATTATTTTTCGTCTTCTTCGTCTTGGAGGTCTATAATCTCCTTGTCTGTAAGACCGTCCTTCCTTAATTCTCCAGCCTCTAATATTCTATTATCTATATAGTTTTGAATACCTTCTTTACCAACTCCAGCTCCGAAAAACCATGATCCTCCTTCTTTGTGACCAGCAGAGTATGCTCTGTCTTTTAATTGTTTCTCGCTATATTTATTACGTATCCATTCTTCAGTTATAAATCTTTGATTCCTACCCTCGTTGATTGCAGCGGTGATGTCTCCATCCGTTATCTTAGGAAATTTGATTCTTAAATCAATATTAATTTTCTCGTCTGTTTGGCTTAGATTTTCTGTAACATATTTTGTTGCAGCGGAAAGCTGATCTTGTGACTCTGTGCTATCAGATCCACTCGGAGCTTTTACAGAACCAGTTCCAACTACTTCCACTGTTCCCGGCATTCCATTTTCGTCTTCATAGATAAATGTTGTGACTCCTTGTCCTGCACTGTTAAATCCAGTTGAGCTAGATAATAACTTAGCTTTTGGTTTAGCCTCAATAAATGATCGCATTGTTCCAGTTGGGAATCCAGCCTTTAACTCTAATGCAGTGATAGAAGCTCTATTCTCTGCTGATAATGAAGACCATGATACGCTCTTGTCTTTGAACATGTTTTGGTAAACTGTCAAGTTAGCTCTTGCATCATCTCTAATTTGGTTCTCTTCGTTTGCTTCTTGAGCGTCTGTTTGGTTCATTAACTGTTGTAGGTTGATCGCTTGGCTAAACTTATCATTATAAGCATTTCTTGCCGCGTTGTAATCCATCTCAGTATCCTTCATCATATCTGATATAACCCTATTCTTTATGTTATATTCGTCTATTAAAACTGCCTTATCTCTATTAAGAGCATCTAATCCTTCTTGAGCTTGTCTATCCATCTCTCTTTGTCTTGTGCCGATCAATTCCATTGGTCTTAACTTCCCCTCTTCGTCATACTTTCCAAGCCTCAGTGAAGCTTCTGTGTCCGCAATGTCTTTGTTTAATGCAGTTAGCCTTGTTTCTATAGCCTCTAAGCCTTTTTCAGACCTAAGTGCTTCACGATTATCTTTATATGTTGGCACTAATGGTGCATCTCCAGTTATTCCTAAAGAATTTTCTAAGTCGGCTATAGTCTTCTTATTAGTTAAATCAACTATCTTCTTTTCAGTCTCGGCTGCTTTGTCTGCCTCGGTCTTCTCTGTCTCTGCTTCTGCCTTATCTGTTGCGGCTCTATCGTCTTCTGTAGTAGTAGTTATATCACTGGTCCCTGAAGGAAGGACTGTTCCGGATGGAGGGGTGCCTCCTAATCCGTTAGCCTCTAAGATTTTATCAACTGTAGTATTAAATTGTGCGGCTATTGTAGTTAGATTGTCTCCTGATTTTATCTGATAAGAAATTCCAGACGCTGAATTACTCCCTTTC